ATGAGAGAAATAGATTTAATAACAGATTCAGGAGAAAGTGTAACTATACAGTATTCTTATGATCCAGGAGAACCAGACCAGTGGTATGATTCTAATGGAGATCCAGGTACACCAGGTTATGGACCAAGTGTTGAAGTATATCATGTATGGTATAACACTAGGGATAGAATAGGTAATTTTGTATCAGTAGATGTAATGAACCTTCTTGAAGAAGACTTTGAAGATAGAATATTAGAAACACATGAAGAATAATATAAGCATAAACGGTATAATTAAGGATGGTAAAATACACTATCCTGTAAAAGCTAATGAATCAAGAATGAATAATTTTTTAGCTAATGCACCAGAAGGTGCTAAAGTTGAAATGTTTGTTAGTATATCAGATGAAGTAAAAGGGAGTAATGCTCAGTTAGCAAGAATACACGCTATGTGTAGAGAAATTGCTAATGAAATTGGTTATACATTTAATGAAGTTAAACTCCAAGTGAAGAGACAAGCAGGTCTTTGTTTTATGAAAAATAATTCAGAGTACTGCAAGTCCTTTGCGCAATGTGATAAAGCTGAATTAAATCTAGCAATACAAGCATGTATAGAAATAGGAGAATTTAGTAATATGAATCTAAGATGATTTATTATTAATCACAGTCATTATATCAGAAAGAGCACTTTTTGGATCTTTATTTCCATCTATAGTTTTATCTACAAATGATGCTAAATATTCTTTTAAGTTTTCTTCTGTTACTTCTGTTTTAGATTCAAGCTCAAGATTTTGTTCTTTAGCTTTTTGCTTAAGAAGCATTTGCAATGCATAGAGAGTATATAACATCTTTTCTTCAACAGAAAGTGTAATGTGTTCTTTACTAGGATCTTCGGATGTAATAATTGTTTTAAATTTTTCTAAGGTAGCAGGTAATTTTGCTACATCAGGAAGTATATTAGTCATCCAATATAAGAGAATATCATTAAGACCCATTATAAACCCTGTGTTTATTTCTAAGTCTTTAATATTCTTTGTGAGATCGTATACTATTCCATTTTTATAACTCATAACATTTCATTTTATAAAAGCAAATATAATAAATTATGAATAAAGTTACAATTAATCTTCCTGAAAAGGTAGATGCGTTAAAACATCAAGTGCAAAACACTGGATGGGGAGAAATTCTCATTCCTTATTTAAACTCTGAGAGTTTTTATAATACACTTGGTAAACTAGTCAAGTTTGTAGATGAAGGTAAAAGGTTTACACCACCAATGAAAGACTGGTTTAAATCTTTTGTAGAATGTTCTTATGAAAATACAAAAGTTGTATTTATAGGACAAGACCCTTATCCGCAACTTGGAGTTGCTGATGGTATATCATTTAGTTGTAGTAATACAATGAAGGAACAACCATCATTAAGACACATATTTAATTCTATAGAGAAACAGTATCCTAACTTTGATAGAAACCCTGACTTAACAAGATGGGCCAATCAAGGCGTTTTAATGTTAAATACTGCATTGACTGTAGAAATAAATAAAATAGGTAGCCATTATTCATTATGGCATACCTTTACCACTGGTCTTCTAAATTCATTGAACTCTTATCCTAATAGACTTATAGTAGTTTTGTTAGGTAAGAAGGCTCAAGAATGGCAGAAGCTTTTACCAAATCATGATATCATACAGGTAGTTCACCCTGCAGCAGCAGCTTATAAAGGTGGAGTTTGGGATGATAAAAACCTCTTCTTAAATATCAATCAGATGTTAAAACAGAGAGGAGAAACCTTGATTAATTGGTAAAATTTTATTAACTTTGATACCCCAGAAAAATATACAAATGACTAATAAACAAACAGTTAACATACTAAAGGATGTTACTAGATTCAAAAGAAGATTCTTTAACAAGTATGGTATAGATGTGCATTTATTTTTCCAACAAGATAATACTATATTGAGTTTAAATGCCATTGAAGGCTTTTGTCTTCAAACATTGCATGAAATTTATCCTGAGTATAAATACATAGACAGTCTATCAGTAAGAACACGGATAAGACCGGTTACTATGATGAGACAAATTTATTTCTATTTAGCAATAACTAAGTATGGATATAGAAAAAGTGAAACAGCTGTATTTATTAAAAGAAATCATGCTACTGCCATTCATTCTATAAAAGTTTGTGAAGATTACTTATATGTTGGATATCATGAATTTGAAGTATGTTTATCAACAGCAAACCAAAAAATAATAACTTATGTGGGAACTCTTTCAGAAAATAATACTGGAGAAGATAACACCAAATCAGATGCTGATGCTTTACAGCATGAAGGAAAAGACATCAGTTCCTTCGTTGAGCTCTGATAAGGAGATACCTAATCTAATTAAACAAGGATTTCTTGTAAAAGAGGAATCTATATATAAACTTACACCAAAAGCCAAGAAGCTTATAATAAAACTAGATAACTATTTCGTTAAGGCTAAAAAAAAGACTAATATCCAACTTATGGGTAAAGACTATAGCCAAATGATTGAACAATATAGAACAATATTTCCTGCTGGTAAATTACCACACGGTAAACCAGCTAGACAAAACGTTAAAGCTCTTGGAGAATCATTTAGATGGTTCTTTGAAACATATGATCATGACTGGCAAGCTGTTATTAAAGCAACTAAGATGTATGTGAATGAATATAGGAGTAATAATTATATGTATATGTCTACTAGCCAATATTTTATAGCTAAACAAGACAAACATAAGGTTAAAACTAGTGCACTGGCTGACTATTGTGATATGATAGTAGATGGTGTAGAAACAGAGATTCACAAATTTAAAGAAAAAGTTGTATGACACCAGAAGAAATTAATGAAGTACTATATAAATTAAACCAAATACTAGAAGATTTTCAAATGCTTAGAGATGGCACATGGGTTCCGGATAGCAAGTCATGTGAAGCAAGTATTGATAATGTAGAAAGTATTATACACATAATAGAGAAATGAGCAAACCAACAGAAGGATGGGTTGGGCAGTATGCTGCCTTTAATGATGCCCTAAAGTATATGTACAAACGTGCCAATGGTGAAGAAAAATCAATTTATACACCTTGGCCTAAGTTTAATGATGCTACTACTGATGGTTTAGAATGGAATACTTTGACGGTAATAGGTGGTAGACCTGGTTCAGGTAAAACACTTATTAAAGATCAAATTATAAGAGAGTCTTTTACTTTAAATCCAGATGATGATTTTAGAGTATTAGAGTTTCAGTTTGAGATGGTAGGTAGAACTTCTGCTCTCCGTGAGTTTAGTTCTATAACTGGTAAAACATACAAAGAGTTATGTAGTGCCGGTAGTACATTAACTACAGATGTTCTTAATGCATGTCATCAATATGCAAAAGAAAGAGTAAAGTATCCTGTAGATATTGTATCTAGACCAATGACTGTAAATCAGATGCGTGAGCAGATTGATCAGTATATGAATAAGCATAAAGGGAAAAAAACAATAATAACATTAGATCATACTATGTTAGTAAAGAGAGCACCATATCAAAATAGCAGTTTAGATATGCTATTTGAGTTAGGTGAATTCTTTACACAAACTAAACGTGAGTATCCATGTATGTTTATTGCTTTATCTCAATTAAATAGAAATATTGATAATCCAGATCGTGCACAGCAAGGTAAATACGGTAATTATATTCTTGAATCAGATATATTTGGATCAGATGCAATGTTGCAACATGCGGATACCTTAATAGGTATAAACAGACCAGCAAAGCAGAAGATAAGATTATATGGACCTGACAGGTATTTGATTGAAGATGATAGAACTTTAGTATTACACTTTCTTAAAGCACGTAATGGTGACACTAGGATGAGTTTCTTTAAAGCTATGTTTGAAAAAATGGAAATAGCAGAAATGGCAACTCCTCCACAAGAAGAAAGAAGATGATAACAACAAAAGAATATTCAGTTAATAAATTTAAAATGACTCCAGAACAAAGAAAAAAGTTAGTAAAAGAACTAAGAGAACAACATGAAGATTATTTTCAAACAGAAGGTGTTATAAATGCATCATATATACCTAAGATGGCATACAGGCCACCTGGCAAGGATGAATTACATGTTAGTTTCTTTCCAAGTGAATTAGAAAGAAACAAAGATATTTATACAGAATTTGTAAGTATAGATTATATAGCTGAAGATCCAAAACGGAGTCTTTATCTGCATCCATACAATCCTCATTGGAAAGAAGAGTATGAGTTGGTAGAAAGTAATAGTGGATTCCAAAGACATTTGATACCCGTCTCTGAACTAAAAATAGTTAGTGACGTAGTGCAAAGTAATGTAAAAAACACTATTTTTGATTCTGCTGATAGAATAGCGGATCTACCAAATCCGGATGATAACGTTCAATCAGAAGGAATTGTGCAAGCACTAAATAAGATAGCGGAAATATTAAATAAAATTGAAAATAAACTAAATAAATAGTATGGCACAAAGTGTTTTAGTAATTGCTGAGTCAGGCTCAGGTAAATCAACCTCAATTAGGAATTTAAATCCTAAAGAAACAGTTATAATTAATATTGCTAATAAACCCTTACCTTTTAAAGGGTGGAAAAGTAAATATACTCCTTTGGATAAATCAAATCCAGCAGGTAACATGATAAGTGTATCAAGTGGCCCAGGAGTTTATAAAGCAATGCAGCATGTGAGTGATAAAATGCCACACATCAAAAACTTAGTTATTGATGATTGGCAATACATGTCAAGCTTTGAGTATTTTGATAAAGCTAATGAAAAAGGCTATGATAAATTTACTCAGATTGCTGCTAACCTTGCTCAAGTTGCAAAACTTCCCAAAGACTTGAGAGAAGATCTGTATACATTCTTCCTAACACATTCAGAAGAATCAACAGATATTAATGGACATCGTAAGATTAAAGCAAAAACTGTTGGGAAAATGATTGACAATGCCCTTACTTTAGAAGGTTTATTTTCTATTGTATTGTTTGGTAAAGTCCGTAAAGAAGATGATGGTAGCTTACACTATGGTTTTGAAACACAAAACAATGGAGAAAATACCTGTAAATCACCAATGGACATGTTTAGTAGTGAATATATTCCTAATGATCTACAATATGTCAGAGATGCTATCAATGCATACGAGAATGAATAATAATCAAAGTTAAATTTTAAAATCAACAAAAATGTTAAGTACAAAAGACATGTCAGCCGGAAGCGGAAAAACTAAACCAGTTATTGATGCAGGTAATCAATTACTAAAAATTAATTCAATTAAATTACACACACCTCCTTATGATAGTAATGCATATGATCTACAGATTAATGTAGAATCAGAAGCAATTAAAGGAGACTTTGATGGTTTTTTACATGATGTTAATAATCCTAATGGCCCACGTTATGCAGGTCAAGTAGGTAGAGTATCTTTTCAACGTTATGCTTTTGCTGATGCAACTTTACCAAGCGGTAGAGAAATTAGTAGAGATGCAGAAATCATGAAATCATTGATATTCATGGCAGAGCAGCAAAATAAACGTAGTGAGTTAGATGCTATTGAAGCAAACACTATTGAAGAGTTTGTAACATCAGCTAATAATATACTAAGTGGTGACACTTACTATAACTTCTGTATTGCAGGACGTGAGTGGGAAAACAAAGAAGGTTATATTAACCTCCAGTTCTTCTTACCAAAACGTAATCAATCAGGAGTACCATTTGAAGATGTAAATGTTGAGAACAGTAAGTTGACTACATTTAACAGAGATGAGCATATCATCCCAGTTAAAAATAGAACAGCAGCTTCTACTGGAAATTCAAATAACACATTTGAACCATCAACATCTACTGTCGGTGGTGATGATTTTGACCTTTAATAAATATATGGGAGGCCTTCGGGTCTCCCTTTTTATTATATGTTCAGCACTAAAAATCTTATTATAAGTATAGAAAGCATACCAAGCTATTGGGTATTTCAGTATTATTTAAATATATCTGAAAAACTTACAGGCCAGGATGTAAAGATTAAGTCTATATTTAATCCAACAGAGAGAACACCTAGTTTTGTTGTCTACGTAGATAGAAAGATTAAGCAATATAAATTTAAAGATTTTTCTACTGGTGTATCCGGTGGTAAAATAGATCTTATAATGAAGATGTTTAATTTTAACTATAACCAAGCTGTTGGTAAAATGATTCAAGACTACAATGAGTATGTCAAGAACGGAGAAGTAGAATTAATCACTTTAAATCCAAGTGCAAAGTGGACTATGGATCATATTCAGACAAGAGATTTTACTGATAATGATGCAAAGTATTGGCTTTCATTTAGGATTGGTGCTACAATGCTGAAAACTTATAACGTTAGACCTATAGAGTATTTCACAATGTTAAGAGATCAGGATGGTAAAATAGATAAAGCTAAGTTTAAGAAGCCCATGACATATGGTTACTTTACTGCTGATGGTGATGTAATTAAATTATATCAACCAAGAAGTGATAAACATAAGTTTTATAATATTAACAATCATGTTCAAGGTTATGACCAGCTAACATACAATAATCCATATTTAGTTATATGTTCATCTTTAAAAGATGCAATGTGTCTAAAAGGTATGGGTTACAATATAGAAGTCATAGCTCCTAATAGTGAGAATACATTAATCAAACCTTACATCATTGAAAATTTAAAGAAAAAATACAAAAAAGTAATTACTTTATTTGACAATGATGACGCAGGTAAAAAAGCCATTGAAGCATATGCAAAAACATATAATATTCAAGGATGTGCATTATCTATTTGCAAAGATATATCAGATGCTATGCAAAAACACGGCTTTGAAACTGTACATAAGGAACTGAAGCCTCTATTGAGGTTAACCTTAAATAAATAATATGAAGTGGTTTATACCCGGTAATGTACCAAGCTCAAAAAATGGGCGCAGATGGACAGGTAAGTATTTTATAGCAAGTAAAACTGTTGTAAACTACCGTAAGAATACAAAAGAGTATTATCAGAAATATGCTCCTGAGTTCCAAAAAGAACTTAAGAAGTATAAACTTCCTGTCAAAATTGGTTTTACATTTATTAGGGGTTCCCGTCATAAGTTTGATTATATCAATCCTGCACAAACTGTACAAGATGATATGACCAAACATGAATGGATTGAAGATGACAATGCAGATAACATAAATCCTATGTTTTATGATTATGTGTATGACAAAGACAATCCTGGTGTTTATATAGAAATATTAAAAGAGAATAATTTTAAAGATGGAAAGAGATCAAAAAATAAAAAAACAGCTGACGCAGGTTCTTCTAGTAACAAAAGTAAAAGATCTAGGAGTTGATAGTATATATATAGAGTTTTCAGGCTCTGGAGATAGTGGTGACGTAGATGACGTCTTGTTTCAAAGAAAGGGTGAAGACATCAGTTCTATGATAGAAACAAAAATAGATGAAGGCTCAGTAGAATTATTTAAAGATATAGCTTGGCAAATAATTAATGAGAAAGTTGATGCGGTTGGAGATTGGGTTAATAATGAAGGTGGTTTTGGACATTTAGAAATAGATGTTTATAAAAAAACTTATGATTTAACTTATAGCCAACGTACTACAGAAGACTATGATTGGTCAGATGAATACTTATTCATATAATGGCACATCCTTTATTACACTGCAAAAGTTCTGTCAGAAAATGGGGTGGTAAAGTTGAAGATTACATGGACATACATAACTGGTTTGATGAAACCAAAAAATGGATGGGTCATAGTATTCATAGACTTTATCGTCACCACTCTGAAGGAATTTTTGAATCAGAAAAAATATTTGGAGAAAGTTTTACAAATTCAGATGGTAAAACTGTATATACAAGATATGTTGGTGAGCAACATGTCAAAGAAGACTGTAATAATTACATACCTTCTGCAAAAGAGTGGATAGTTCATATGAATAGAAAGAACAAACCACATTGGATGTCTAAGACTTTAAAAATAAATGATTAATTATGGTAATGGAATTTAAAATATCAGATTTTATAGGAATAAAGCAATTATTAAATTCATCTGTAAAAGAAGATGTAAGCATAGGTTTATCAAATATAGATAATCTTAATCTAGATCCTATTTATGTATTGTTGCTAGCTAAGATGGCACCAAAGGAAACAAGAGAGAAAATCTTAGAAATAAATAAAGACATACTTGAATTAGAATTATTTAGTGAATATAAAGTTACACTAGAAAGAAGATGGGGAAGTCCTATTCAAGCAGTAGATCTTAGTTGGGATAAGTTATATAATACAATTTCATCTCACTATACAAATGATTTAGAAGCAAAGAAGATTTTTAAATCACAGTTTGATAATGAATGGATATCAACAATCCGTGAAGTAGTTAAATTTCCTTGGATAGATGACATTAAATTAAATATAACATGGTAAAAATAGCAGATTCACTTGCAAAAGCAAGTAAAACACTCATACTACAAGAGCCCTTTTATGGGCTCTTTTTAGTTGGGTTAAATAAAACTTTTAGAAAAGATATACCTACAGCAGGTGTTAGTAAACAAGGCATTGGTGCACAGTTATCAATAAATCCTGATTTCTTTTCTAATTTAAGTTTAGAACATAGAATAGGATTGTTAAAACATGAATTATTACACATAAGTTTTGGTCATTTAATAACTAGAGATAGATATAATGACAAAAAGTTATTTAATATAGCGGCAGACTTAGAAATTAATCAGTACATAGATTCAGAATATCTACCAGAAGGTGGATTAACTTTAGAAACATTTGCTGATTTAAAGCTACCTGTAAAAGCTGGTACAGATAAATACTATGAACTCCTACAAGAAGCCCAAGATGAAGGTCAATGTCCTTCTCTTAATAATCTTCTTAATAATATGAACGGTGATAGTCCATATGACCATACTACATGGGATGAGTTTGATGATTTATCTGAAGCAGATAAAAAGCTAATAGAAAAACAAATAGAACATCAAATTAAAGAAGTAGCAGAACAGACAGAAAAAAGATGTGGTACTATACCAGGTGAGTTATCTGAACTTGTTTCTAGACTTCGTTATGTAGAACCTGCTAAATTTGATTGGAAAGGTTATTTAAGAAGGTTTGTTGGTAACTCTACTGTTATTTACACTAAGAAGCTTAGACGTAAATACAATAAACGTTATTCAGCAAATCCAGGTCTTAAAATTAAATTTAAAAATCACATACTTGTAGGTATAGACACATCTGGTTCTGTATCAACAAGTGAGTTAGAGGAGTTTATGAATGAGCTTGTGCATATGCATAAAACCGGACATAAAATAACAATAGCACAATGTGATACAGTATTACGTTCGGTTGAAGATTTCAATCCTAAAAAAGATCTTGGCATAAAAGGTAGAGGAGGTACAAGCTTCCAACCTGTAATAGATCATTACAATGAGCATGGGCGGTATACGGCCCTAGTATATTTAACAGATGGTGAAGCATATTCCCCGGATGACTGTCCTAAAAACACTTTATGGGTGTTAAGCAGCGTTTCAGGAATGAATGATGAGTTACCAGGAAAAGTAATAAAATTAAACTAAAAAGCAATTATGGCACAAGTAAATTTAAATATTGATGAGGCAAAAGATTTTGTAAACCACATCATAAACAACAACAGATTCTTACAACAGCAAGGAAAACTTCCTGTAGCAACAGAGATAGTGGGTGAATCAGGTATTGGTAAGACGTCTACTATTGTAGATTTAGCTACAGAAAACAAATTAAAGTTTGTTAAGCTTAATTTAGCTCAGATAGAAGAGCTGGGTGACTTAGTTGGATTTCCTGTACGTCAGTTTCAGATGTACAAAGAAAAGACCATTAAGAAAGTAGATGATTTGTCTTATACAGCTGCTCAAAGAAGTGCAGCATCTAAAGACTTAGCCTCTATGAATACTACTATTACAAAAAAGGTAGGTTCTTGGGTTGATGAATTAGCAGTTGCTGACTATCTAAAGAATGGTTACAAGATGACAGGCAAAAATAGAATGTCATACTGTGCTCCAGAATGGATTGCAGATGCTAAAGATGGTGGTATACTACTGTTAGATGACTGGAATCGTGCAGATGTACGTTTTATACAAGCAGTTATGGAATTAGTAGACCGTCAGACTTATATCTCTTGGTCTTTACCAAAAGATTGGCATATTATTTTAACAGCAAATCCAGATAACGGAGACTATATGGTTAACAGTGTAGATAGTGCACAGAAGACTAGATATATTACAGCTAATCTTAAGTTTGATGTTAATGTTTGGGCTCGTTGGGCAGAAGAAGCAGGTATTGACACTAGATGTATTAACTTTTTGTTACTTCATCCAGAATTAGTTACACAAGAAACTAATGCAAGGTCCATTACTACATTCTTTAATGCAATATCAAGTTTTGATAGTTTTGAAGATAACTTAAGTATGGTTCAGATGATTGGTGAAGGTAGTGTAGGAGATACATTTGCTTCTATGTTTACAACCTTTATTAATAACAAACTGGATAAGCTGGTTACACCTACAGATTTGTTGACTCATGATAATGAGCAATATATATTGGGTGAGCTTAGAGGTTGTGTTGGTCAAGATGACACATACCGTGCAGATATTGCATCTACATTAGCAACACGTTTAGGAAACTTTGCAGTTGTATACTCTAAAGAGAATACTGTTACTAAAAAGATTAGTGACCGTCTTATCTCTTTATGTACAAAAGATTACTTTACAAATGATTTAAAGTATTTAATTGTACGTACCATATTTAACGGTAACAAACAGAAGTTTAATAAAATGATGATGAATCCAGATATCATCAAAATGACAATGAAGTAAAATGGCAAATAAATCAGTATATCAAGATTTTGACACTGATGCAGTTCAACACTTTGGTCTTGAAGCAGCTCCTAGTTATGGAGTTGCTTCAAACACCGAAGTAAATACAGTTCTGCTAACAGAAGATCAAACAACATATGAGAAAATAGGAAACATAATAACTACAGATACGGTAGATTCTACAACTTTTAAAGCTTGCAAAAAAGCTTTTCTGTTACCAAGATCACCTGTATCTATTGATAGAGTAAGAGCTGCGTGTAAAGAACACGGTATTGTATTAACTAATGACTATGAATCAGCTGATTTGCTGCTGACTCATGGAGATATTTCAGAAAGATGTGAACATGGTGAAACAATAAAGTCAACATTAATGCTTGCAAAGCTTTGGAATTATGAATCTTTTAATGATGATAATACAGCATACTTTAGTTCAAACGTTACTCATCAGTATTCTAAAACAACAGGAAATCCTGTTATATATCATGATAAGATAAGAGATACTGTTAATAGAAACAATCTAAGTATTTTAGAAAGTATATATGACCAATGGCTTATTACTGGTTTAGCTGTAAATCTTGCTTATAAGATTGAAATAGGAACCCTTAGCGTTATTGATGTAGATACTGTTGTATGTGAGTCCGCTAATAAGCAGGAGTTAACTGAAGATGTATTAAAAGATTTAGTGAATCAAATGAATACAACAGGAGATGATTTGGCTATTGCGGGTATGATGTTACCTACTATAGATTATACAAAAAATTATCACTTACTATGGGAACTTGCTAGACAGACTGAATATAAAATGTATCACTTTAATAGAAATAAAGATATACAATATTGGATTGACAAGTCTAACTATGATCTTTTTGCACGCAAGAGTGCACAAGACATGATACTTTGGCTAGAGGAAGAAGAAAAACTTGATGCAGTTTCTTTTAGACATTTAGAACCTCTAGTAAGAAAAGAGATAAGTATACATAACAGAGATTTATATGTATTTAAAGTTGAAGTAAAACCAGAATACAGAAAATATTTAAAAATAAAATTAAATGAAGAAGATATTAAGACTAAAAATTAAAAGTGATGGTGGTAGTTTATATGATTCAGTTCAAATAAATGATCCAGTAATATTTCTATCAAGTTATCATCCAGATAAACCAGAAATAAATGGTGTGACTTATCAAACTATAAAGTCACAAGATCTGCAAGATAAAGTATTATATAGGTTTCCAAAGTTGGATTTACCTAGACAAAAAATGGATCTATTAAAAGATAAGTTTGATGTCAAGCTTACCAGGAACATTGATAAAGCAGATTACTTAATTGTATCTCACAAATATCAAAAAAGCATGAGTGATTACTCTTGGTATAGTCTATATGAGGTAAAGAATGTTATTACGGAGATGGCTTCTCATAAGCAACATTTTACAACAGAGTGTTTTGATAGTATAATCAATGCATTAAATACAGTAAAGGATGATGATTATGTAGAGCTAAAGTTTCAACATTATTATAAATCATCTTTGCCTAATTTGACTAATGATGGTAGCTTTAATGAACTTATTAGCAATTATTATTATATTAAGCCTGAGTTTGAGGAACAGTTTACAAATATTTCTACTTATAATAATCTTATATTGGATACTTTAGTTACAGACTTTACATATGAAGACTTACATGTAATTGATAAAAAGGAGTATATTAGTACTCGGTCTATGATTAAGTCAGATGATAAAGAAAATAGGTCTTTAGCACTAGAATTACTTGCTAACTGTAACTTAACAAAGTCATATGATTATGTATCTATGTTGTTTTACTTTTATTATGATTATCTGAAGGACACCAGGAACTGGAACAATGTTAATGTAAAAACAATGAGAAAATCTCTTGAGGCGTTTGTCCCTAGAAATAATGCTTCTTATGGTGGATATTATGAACAGTATCTAAAAACATTAATTAGTAAAGATAAATTTACTGAGTTTGCTTTTACTGAAGTTGCACGTTATGCATTTCATAATGTTCTTAAAAAGTCTATGGCTTTATCTGATGATAGTGTATTTAAAATAAATTTAGATGCAATTAAAATCAATCCTAAATACATAGATAATCTAAAGAAAAATAATGATTTTTTCATGTCAGAGATTGAAGAAGAATTAATAAAATTGTAAGGGTAATTATTGCCATAATTGTGGGGGCTCATATTGAGTCCCCTCCTTACTCTAAAACTAAAACATGGATGATACAAAGCCGGATTATTTAAAATGGAATGAGAACGTAGTTAGAGTAGCGGCTACAGTAATAAAAAGACATAATAACATGCTTGAGACTAATGAAGGATGGGTGGATATAAATTATTGTTTATATACACATCCTATTAAACCTGGAGATCAGGTATTAGCAAGAGCTAATTTTATAAAAAACTTATGATAGATAAAATAAAAGAAGATGAATTTTATGGAAAAGATTTTTCATTTAGTTATTCTTCACTTAATAGATTATTATTTTCACCGTCCCTGTTTTACAAGGACTATATATTAAAAGACAAAGAAATTAAAACTGACAAGTACTTAGTTGAAGGTAAGCTTGTTCATTGCTTAGTGTTTGAACCAGAGAACTTAAAAGAGAAGTTTAGTATTGTACCGGGTAAAGCACCGTCTGACAATATTAGAAAAGTACTTAAAAATTTAACTCTTTATACAGACTCAGATACAATTGAGGACATAGAAGATGATATTATACTTTCTACATTGAAAGAATTTAATCTTTATCAGTCTTTGAAGTTAGATGAGGCTAGAGTTAAAAAGATTAAAGTGTCTGACTATGAGCCCTACTGGGAGTTCTTATCTAACAGTAATGTAGATGTTATAAATCAAGATACATTGTTTGATTGCACAGCAAAGGCAGAAGTTATTAAAGCTAACAAAGACGTAATGGAGCTGTTTAGTAATACACAAACAGATTTTGATTTAGATCCTATACATACTTATGCAGAAGAATACTTGTCTTGTAAACTTAAAGATAAAACATATGGTTTAAAAGGAATAGTAGACTTCTATAAAATAGATGATAATGAAAAGCTTGTAACTGTTTGTGACCTTAAAACAACAAGCAAATCAATTTCTGATTTTAAAGAAACTGTAGAGTTCTATAAATATTGGTTACAAGCTGCTATTTATTGTAAACTAGTTTGGGAAAACTTGTCTGATGACCAAAAAGATTACAAAATTATTTATAAATTTGTTGTTATAGATAGTTATCAGCAAGTGTACGTCTTTGACGTTAGTCCAGAGACATTGTCTTATTGGACACAAGGTTTACAGGAAGCATTGTCTATGGCAGACTTCCATTATCAAGAAAGAGAATATAGCTTGCCTTATGAATTCTTAGTAAAAAAGGTTACATTATAGTATGGCAGGTGTTTACACACAATATTTTCAAAAGAGTAAAGTATTTTTATATCCTTTACTTAATCTAAAAAAAGGTATAGATTTTGTCCCGGAACAAACTTATGTTTGCTGGGACAAACTGTATCATATAAATGATAGAAAATTTATGTGTCTGTATAACGCTGAAATGAGTATTGAGTTTTTAAATTTTCAAGAAAGATTTTTAACAAATCATCCATTAATAGAAGCTTATTTTAATTTAGGTGATAATAAACATGTTTATGTATTTAATATGAATAGATACAAACATGATTTTGATTCTTTTGTAGAAGGTAAATACTCTAAATTTAGTATAGATACTAAAAGAACTATCAAAGATTTCTTTGGAGGTGTGGGTAATATAGCAGATTATGTAAAAAGTTTTCTTAAACCAGATGAATTTCATGAAATATATGCTGAGGCATTAGGCGTGGAGTTAGAACTGATAGAAAATGTTTATGAATTATGTTCAAAACCAGACTTAGAAAAAGAAACAATAAATGAAAATGTGCCACAGGAAATAGAGTTATTTAAAAATAATTCTATATCTTTGGACAAATACTAAAATCAAATAACAAAATCAAATGGCAAATAGTTTAGGAAATAATATGATGCTTGTAAATTCTGTATTTAGAAATGCAAGATCTTTTAGTTTGATTCCAGTGAGCGTAGACTCACCATACGTAGAAGCAATGTTTGACCCCAGCTCAGGTATCTTAGCTGTTATTGGTAAAGAAAAGAAGGACTCTTTTCATATGTTACCACGTCTTAATGATGACGGTCAACCTATTAGACTTAAAGTTCCAAATCAACAAACAGGTAAGACTGTTAAAGAACATAGAGTTAATATAAATACATTTCAAGAGTATTATATCAATGACAAAGAAGATATAAAAACTTTTGTAGAATTATTTGCGGTAAATGCATCATCATTTAAATACACAGAATTCTTAGAAGTAGATTTAAATGAGACCAAGACCTCTAATATTATATTACCAGGACAGTAGTTCCTCCAATTACTACTATTCTTAAAAAAAGAAGCTCATTGATTTGGGCTTTTTTTGGCTCTAATCTATTTATATGGCTAAATTAACAGAAGAAGAAATAATGGATGTCAACATCCTATTTGCTATGACCAAGTGTATGGGTGAACTTGCACACGGGTTACAGTATATACATACGCAACAAGTCAAACAAAAGATCAAACATGTGATCAAAACAGTTGACTTATATGAGAGAGAGATAAATAAAAAGTTAGAGCGGGAAGGATCTCCTGAAGCAGTAGAAAGTATCTATGATAGTATTATGGATTTAATATTAGAAGCTAAAGTAGTTGCACTTAAAAACTATAAAGATGGAAACATTAATACAAATGAGAGAGAGAATAATGACTCTAGCTCTCAAGAAACATAAAACAGTAAGAAGTGCAGCTAAAGCTTTAGGTATTACTGATAGAACTTTACACACATTTAAAGATAAACTTAAAAAGAAAAAAGAATGAAGCATTGGGTAATGGACTATGAAACTTTATCTAATTGTTTCACCGGGGTATTTGAACACTATAAGACTAATGAGACAAAAGTCTTTGTTGTTCATGATCTAAGAAATGATTTTGATGAGTTTATAGATTTTCTTGAACAAAACTTTAAGAATAAAGAGTGGCATATATCATACAACGGTTTAGCCTTTGATGGTCAGATTACTCAATATATAATAGACAACCATTACTTATGGAAAGAATTACCAGCATGTCAAATTGCTAATATTCTTTACAAATATGCACAGTATTGTATAGACAAATCCAATAAGAAAGAGTTTATGGATTACCCGCAGTGGAAGATGAAGATAGGTCAAATAGATTTATTTAAAATGCATCACTGGGATAATCCTGCCAAGCGTTCTAGTTTAAAGTGGATACAATACAGCATGGACTGGGATAATATTTTAGATATGCCAATCCATCATGAATCAGAGATTAAGACTATAGAGGAAATAAACACAGTACTTGAGTATAATATAAATGATGTTAGATCTACAAAAGAAATATTTAATAGATCCACAGATTTAATTAAACTAAGAAAAGAGTTAACTAACACTTATAATATAAACCTGTATAGTGCTTCTGAGCCTCGTATAAGTAAAGAGCTGTTTGGTTACTATATGTCAGAGAAACTTAACATTCAAAAACGAGACCTTAAACAAATGAGGACTTACCGTAGTGTTATAAAATTTGAAGACATAATATTACCATACATCTCTTTTGCATCTCCAGAGTTTAACCAGCTTCTAAATAGATTTAAAGCTGTAGAGTTAGACCCTGATAATCTTAAAGGTGCATTTAAGTATTCAGTTACTTATAAGAATGTTAAAACAGACTTTGGTGTAGGCGGTGTACATGGTGCAAATAAGAATGGTGTTTATGAATCAGATGAAGATACAGTTATTATGTCTTCAGATGTTACATCCTTCTATCCTAATTTAGTTATTAGAAATGGTTGGGCACCTGGACATTTTCCAGCAAGTGAATTTTGTGATCAGTATGAATGGTTCTTTGAAGAACGTAAGAAGATACCTAAAAGTAATCCTATGAATTATGTTTATAAGATTATCTTGAACAGTACTTTTGGTCTTAGTAATGATAAGAACAGTTTCTTTTATGATCCAGAGTTAACTATGAGAATAACAATCAACGGCCAGTTAAGCTTGATGATGTTATATGAAATGATAATGGAAAGAATTCCTGAAGCTGTAGCAATTATACATAACACTGATGGTTTAGAAACAAGAATACCAAGAAAGTATATTGATGACTATTTAGGTATTTGCAAAGAATGGGAGTTGCTTACTAATTTACAGCTAGAACATGATGAATATCAAAAGCTTGTTATAGCCGGTTGTAATAACTATATTGGCCTTAACAATTATAAGCAAGTAGATATAACCACCTGGCGTGATATAAAAAGAAAAAATCCTCATTATAAGTTTAAAGTTTCAGGAGATAAATTTTATTTTGCACCAACAAAGATGAAAGGTAGATTTGATTTCTTTGGATTAGCTTTGCATAAGAATAAATCCAAATTAATTATACCTAAAGCAATATTTAATTACTTTATTCATGATAAAATGCCTCAAGATTATTTGTCAGAAAACAAAAATATCTTAGATTATTGTATAGGCGGTAAATCAAAAGGTGATTGGAAACAAGTTGCTAAATCTATTAAAGGTTCAGAGTTAATTAGTCATGACTTACAAAAGATAAATAGATACTATATATCTAAAGCTGGCGTAAAGATTACTAAAGTCAACAAAACAGATGGTAGAGAGATACAACTTGAAGCTGGACGTTGGTTGCAAACTGTGTATAATAAGATGAAGATTGAGCCTAAGTGGGAAAGTTATGACATCAATAAGACTTATTATCTGGATGCTATTGAAAAAGAAATTGATACCATTCTTGATGTAAGTCGTAATCAGTTAACACTATTTTAATGGCAAAAACAAATATGACAAAGAGACCTCCAAAAGGATCAATTAGATTTAGTATTACATTATCAGAAGAACAAAAGGTTGCAAAAGAGCAAATGCTCAAACATCCTTTTAGTTTTGTACATGGCAATGCAGGTAGTGGTAAAACACTACTTGCTGTCCAAGTTGCATTAGATCAATTTTTTAAAAGACAGTATAATAAAATCATTATCACAAGGCCAACGGTGGCAACAGAAGATAATGGTTTTTTACCTGGGTCTGAGAAAGAGAAGATGGAGCCTTGGTTAGTTCCTATTAAATCTAATATGCGTAAGGTCTATAACAAACCTGAGCTTTTAGAGAAGCTTGAAGCTGAAGAACAAATAGAATTAGTTTCCTTGTCTCATTTTAGAGGAAGAACGTTTGACAATTCTGTTGTAATAGTAGATGAGTTTCAGAACTTAACAAGGTCTCAGTTTTCTATGGCTTTAAGTAGATTAGGAAAAGATTCTATGATGATATTTTGTGGTGATAATCAACAAATAGATTTGAAGGATAAAAATTACTCTGCTATCAATGAAGTTGCAAAAATTGTGAGCTCAAAGCATGTATATAAAGTGGTATTAGAAGATAACCACAGACATGAATCATTAACAGAGGTATTAGAATTACTTATTAATAACTAACATATGGATTATTTTGAATTAGAATGTGCAGTAGAAAGCTGGGCAGAAGAAAAAGGTATTTTTGACAAAGCCACACCAATGGCCCAAGCGTTGAAGACATTAGAAGAAACAACTGAGCTCTGCACGGCTATCAATGCTGATGACCGTGAAGAGATTGTTGATGCTATGGGTGATATTATGGTCACCTTGATTATTCAGGCTAAGATGCAGAATGTATCTTTAGAATATTGCCTCAAATCGGCTTATGACGTTATCTCAAAACGTACAGGTAAGATGGTTAACGGTCAATTTGTCAAAGACAATTGATTAAGGAACAAAAGACAAAAACTTTAATTACCAAAGACAACAATAACAGTGCAAATTGCATAGCCCCAAATTTAATCTACGGATGTTTTGGTGGCTGTGTAAACACTTATTGTTATATGTCACGTTACAACGGTACTAGAGTTTTTGTTAATACAAATGTTGATCAGATATTTCAATCTGTTGTAGAGTGGGAAAAAGATTATATCAAAGTCCCAGATCAACAAGACCCTATATATACTATGGTAGATGTTGCATGTAATACAGACTTAGTATTAATGCAAAAACATATGCCAGAACCTTTGATTGATTATCTAAAACGTTATGATAATCATTCACAACTTAACAGTACAATGGCCACTAAGTATCCAGGATTGTTAAAGTTAGATGTAAATCACTTTAATAAACCACCACGGGTACGCGTTAGTCTTATGCCTCAGAAGTATTCAGATATCTTAGAACCTAAGATGTCAAGTATTTTGAGCCGTATACATGACATTAACAGGCTTAAAGCTTTAGGTTGGGAAGTACATTTAAATTATAGTCCTCTAGTCTTTTATCCTGGTTGGGTGGAAGAGTATGATAACCTATTTCAACAGGTTAAGGACATAGCCGGAGAAAATAAATGTGAAGTTATTGCATTAACTAATCATCCAAATCAAATGGCTAAAACAACACCAGAAGCTCAAGAACTTATGAGACGTTCTTATGAAGTCAAGAACAAGTCAGGAGTTATGAGATATCCTTTAGAACATAAAACAAGATTATTAGGTTACTTTAAAGAGACCTATTCTAAGTATTTTGATTTAAATACAATTAGATATATCTTTTAATTTGTTTTCTAAAGCAATATTTATTATATTTACACTTTATAAATTTAAATATGCCAAAGTTAATTAAAGAGTCTACAAGACACTATTTGGAGAATGCTCCACTGCCGTCCCATGGGGATACATACACTGTAATTTCACATAAGGACATTATAGAAAACACACTTAACATGTTGAATGCCAGTGGTTTCAATGTAAAGAGTGAACTTTACAGAGCTAGTGTTAATGCTAGTGTTGCACAAGGTATCTATTACATAGAGCCTTCTGTACATATGAGTGATCAGATTAAATCTGAGACAGAATTAGGAATGATGTTTGGATGGACAAACTCCTATAATAAAACTATCCGATTTCAATGTGCTATTGGTGGATATGTTATGGTTTGTAATAACGGAATGGTTTCCGGGGACATGATGAATTTTGCAAGAAAGCATACAGGTTCTGCAGACTACGAAGTTAAAATGCAAATATCAAATCAAATTAAGAATGCTGAAAAATACTATCAAAAGATATTAGATGACAGAGATTCTTTAAGACAAGTAGTATTAAGCAATAAAGAGCAAGCAGAGTTATTAGGAAGACTATATGTAGATAAAGAGATACTTGATGTTTCTCAGATAACTACTGTTAAATCAGAGATGAAGGACCCTTCTTATGACTATAATTGTGATGCAGATAATGCATGGGCTTTTTATAATCATGTAACGCATGCTCTTAAAAAGTCTCACCCAAGATCTTGGTTAAGTGATACACAAAAGTTTCATGATTTCATGGTTGTTGATGTATTAGGTCAGATGGGTATTAAACAACAAGACACTGTACAACCTATAGACCCCGGTCAATTTGGTTTGTTTGATGTTGCTAAAGAAGAGGAGATAGAAGTAAAAGTAGAAGATTATTCTTTTACTTTATAAGTATGCAATATACAATACTATATCTCATATTAGGAGTCTTATTAATAGCATTTGCTATAAATAGCTCTGATAATTAGAGAGGAACCAATGCTGCCGGTTTTTGTAATTTCCGGCAGCCCTCTCATTTAAAACTTAAATTATGAAAAATAAATTTAATTGGATGGCTGTTGCCGCCTGGTCAGTAATATTAAGTATTTCTTTGTTATTATTTAATTTTTTATATAACCTTGTAGTATGAAAGAGCAAGAACTCCACGTACTATTAGAAGTACAGTATCTAAAGGGAAGACTAGATGAACTAGAATACAAGGCAAAACCCAATGTATACGGTTTACATAAGTCACGTAAGCTTGATCAGCGTATTGACAAGTATTATAGCAAACTTAAAAAAACTTCAGAGCTTGCATATCATTTACACTTAATAGAAAAAGCCAATGTTAGACAAAGTAAAAATAAACATATTAAAGATGAATAAAAAAATAGAACCGTTTGGTCACCCGTTTAGTGACACACAAGAAGACACTGTAGAATCTCACAGTGATCATTTATATGAAGAACCAAATTTATCTAGAATAAAAGAATCTGCGGAAGAAGACACTGTAGATCCCGTAGCACTTTGTGAAGAGTTATACCCTGAGACAACAAAAGAGTTTAAAGATATACAGCAGGACCAGTATGCATTATTTTGTATGAAGCAATTAGATTACGGACCACAAAATATTACTCTTGGTAAAGATACAGATTTTAAAGAAAACCGTAAGTTGAGTTTGCTTGGTATATGGTTTCGTAGCAATGACAAAATACAAAGAATACTGAATCTTGTACAGTCAGATCGTAATCCTAAAAATGAAAGTCTAGAAGACTCGTGGATAGATCTATCTAATTATTCTATTATATCAATGCTTGTTAATCGTAATAAGTGGGGTAAGTAGTATTACCACTTAACTTTGTCTGCCCAGTAAGCTGCAGACATTTTACCTTTCTTAATGTTCTTACCGTGTCTAGCCTTAAAGCTTTTGCGTTTAGCTTTCATTTTAGCTGATTCACCTGCTTTAGGTTTACCTGCAGTCTTTGCACCTTTTTGACCAAAGCGGATAGTCTTAATCTTATCACCTTCTTTGGCAACAACAATATGAGACTTTTTAGGATGAGAAGGGGTTCTCTTAGGTTTATTAAACCCAGAGACCCCTGCTCTTGCTAATCTACTATCTTTTTTCTTTGCCATTATTAATCTTCTCTACCTGGTAGACCTATAGTACCTTCAGTTGCTCCTTCACATGAAGAACTTACAACTGTCATGCTACCAGCTACAATAAATGCTTTAGGGCAAGGTAGAGCTGCTGATATTTCGTTTATAGTAGCAACAATAGATTCTTGATCATTTAAATTAGCAGCATAATAAGTATGTGTTACTGTAAAATCGCTTTCTGCATTAGCATATACCTGTACTGGAAAGTTAATTAATTGAACTTTACTATTGTTAGGTGTATCACTTGCAGATAAACCAGTTTCAAATCTATAAAAATTTGCAGCAGCCTGGCCTCTAATTGTTAAACTATAAGTTATAGCATAATGTCTTGTTTCTCCACTAGTATTTTTAAAACCAAATGCAGTACCAGAAACTGGAACAATTGGCCTAGGTAGGGCTGGTGTACCACCTGAAATTCCAACAAGTTTATCTGAAAAGACAACACCAAAAGTACAGTTTGTTGTACCACCGCCTAAACCACTAATATCTAATTCATATGTTGTAGTCTCTCTTGTAGTTGCTTGTCCTTTATCATTATAAGTTACATCTTCAACGGCAAAAGAATCTCCATTAGCTAGTTTTTTGGTTGAATTAGTTTCTTGAAGGATTACTTCTTCCATTCCAAGTGCTCCATCAGCATCTTCTAAAAGACCACCTCCAATAATAAAAGTACGGTTATAGTCCCACTGAATTGTATCATTAGTTGCATTTGTTGTTATACTAATCTGACGGCCTCCTTTATATCCAACAGTATCTGTTGCTGAATCAGCTACTACATCATCTTGAGCTGGTATAGTAGTAATTGCATTATCTACTTTAATTGTTTTAAATGCTTCTGTTGCACCACTTGGTCCTGGAGTTGGTAAAGTAATGTCTAAAAAAGTTACTTCTGTAGGGTGTCCTTGATCATCTTGTGTAATAGAATCTACTACTTTAAAAGTATCTCCAAATGCTGGAGATAACTGGTTAGTTTGATCTATTCTTTCTGTATCATCATGATCAACACTAAGTATATAGTTACCTGAATTATCTGTTAATTTTGTAGTAATTTTATCATCACCTACAAACTGAACTTCTGCTTGATCTAATACTGGTCCTAATGCTGTACCATCTTTAACTGTCCAACTAGACATGCTACCTACAG